GATCATAATAACACTAAAGAGGAATAAAAATATGGCAGTGCTCATCACAGAGGTATTTAACGAAGATTGCGAAGTTCTTACTGAATCTAACGAGAATGGGAAAAAATCTCATTACATAACTGGTATCTTTATGCAAGGCGATATCCAGAATAGGAACGGCCGCATCTATCCTTCACATATTCTAGAAAAAGAAATGAATCGCTATAATGAAACATTCGTCAAGACAAAGAGAGCTCTTGGAGAACTTGGGCATCCGAATGGACCTCAGATCAACGGTGATCGTGTTTCTCATTTGATTACAGAAATGAAGAGAGAAGGCTCAAACTTTATGGGCAAAGCTAAAATTCTTTCAACTCCAATGGGCGAAATTGTAAAAACATTCATTGATGAAGGTGTAAAGATAGGCGTTTCAACTCGTGGTCTTGGTTCTGTGAAGCCAGCAAAAAACGGTATTATGGAAGTTCAAGATGATTTCCATTTGGCGACCGTAGATATTGTGACGGATCCGAGCGGTCCTAATTGCTTTGTGAATGGAATCATGGAAAACACCGAGTACTATTATGACATAGCTTCTGGAACTTGGAGAGCTCAACAGTATATTCAAGAAGCAGTTAAAGAGTTGAAAAAAGAGTATGTTAAGCCAAAAACCAAAGCTACGAAACCACAAATTGACGAAAGAAAAGCAGTAAGAATTTTTGAAAACTTTGTAAATAGTCTAAAATCTAACTACTGATTTCTACGTCAACATTATGTTATTAAGTGATACAAATTTTCTAGAGTTGTTCAAAAAATTAAGAGTGCTGACTAAAAACAACACTCTTAATTCTAAAAGAGATTTAACTAAAGACTTTTTAGTGGAAAATCTTTTCTATGAAACTTTTTCAAAAAAAGCTCCAATTGATCTAATTGTTGATATTGTAATCAACAAAAACTGTGTTATACCTTTCTGTGAGATTTGTGGAAAAGATCTAGATCTTTTCAATATCAGCAATAGAAGAAAGCGTGTTTATGCGCACAAAGAATGCGCGCAAGCAAAGAGAAAAGAAAAAATAGACTGGAATTCTGCTGTCCAGAAACGCAAGCAAACTTGTTTGAACAAATACGGATCAGAAGCATTCTTTGATTATGATTCTATGGTGGTTCAAGCGAGAGAAACAAAAAAGAAACTTTATGGAAGTGAAAACTTTGTAAATGTGAGTAAAGCTAAAGCAACAAAACTGAAAAGATATGGAAGTGAAAACTATAGAAATTCCGATCAAATCAAGAAGACGTGTTTAGAAAAATACGGGTCAGAAAATCCATTTGCTTCTAAAGAAATTGCTAACACTATAACAGAGAAACTACAATCAAAATATGGCGGTAGAGGTTTTTCTTCAAGCACTATCCTTTCTAAGATAGAAAAAACAAATGAAGAAAAATACAACGCGCGCAACCCCATGCAATCTTCTTTAGTGTCTCTGAAATCTTCAAATAAGAAGAATCTTAACTATTACGGTGAAGATCTATTCAATACACTTACATATGACATTGAAAATCTTTACGAAAGTTATTACAACAACAATTCACTTTCAATTAACAAGTTTGCGCAATCTTTAGGCATAGATCGTAATACGCTTGCTCGAAAATTCAAAAGAAATGGATTTTCGATATTAGATAGATCTTACTCTTGTTCTATTTCAAGCGGTGAAAAAATCATTTGTAATATGTTACGCGAAATAGATCCGAATATTCGTGTTGTAAGAAACACTCGTTCTGTAATTTCACCCAAAGAAATAGATGTGTGGCTTCCAGATTACAATCTAGGAATAGAGTACCACGGTTCTTATTGGCACACCGAAGATAGAGTTGGTGATCAACACAGAGAAAAAGCAATCGCAGCAGAAAAAGCAGGGATACGACTTATACAACTATTTGATTGGGAATTGATTGAAAAATACGAAAAAATAGTGTTTCTTTTGAAAGAAATTTTAGGTCATTATTCTAAGAAAGTAAAAGCAGAAGATTGTCAAATCATACAAATAACATCTGATTCTGCTAAAGAGTTTCTTGATGAAAATAGTATAGAATCGTGCAAACCAGCATCTATTAACTACGCTCTCATAGACGCTAAAAACAACATCATTCAAATTGCTGGTTTTTCTCAAGACACGTCTGATTCTTATGAATGGGAAGTAATTGCTATATGCTCTCGTCTTAATGTTTGTGTATTAGGAGGGGCGCAAAAACTTTGGAAAAAATTCGCTGATGATTTCAAACCAAGAAGTGTAATAGCCTACTCAAATGCTAGATTTTCTGACGGATCATTTTTTGAAGAGATTGGTATGAACAGAGTTTTTCACAGTGAATCTAGCTACGTCTTTAAAGATTTAGTTGAAAACCAAAACATTATAAATAATAAGAAATTATTAGATGCAGGTAATTACGTATTTGTTTACTCAAATAATAACATTCATTGAAGAAATGAATTTTTATAAATAATAATATGAAAATATCCAATAAAAGGAGATCCAAATGTCAAATGATCTAGAAGAAAAGTTTGTCGCTGACGACGGCGTTTCTAGCGTTCCTTCACCAATTATACCAGCTGGCGGAGAAATCAAGAAGCGCAGAGGAGATTTAAATAAAGCAGTACATCCAAAGCCTGAAAAAATCACGATGGCTGAAGAAGAACTCGATGAAGATGAAATAATAGAAGAAGATCTTGATGAAATTTCTATCGAAGAATCTATAGATTCAATTTTTGAAGGAATGAATCTTTCCGAAGAGTTCAGAGAAAGAGCATCAATGGTATTTGAAGCCGCAGTAAATGAAGCTGCAGCTATAAAGGCTACAAAAATTGTAGAGCAATTTGAAGAAGACTTCGCTGAAAAACTTTCTGAATCTGTAAACGAAGCTATGGAAGATATTGTAGAAAATCTTGACTCTTATCTCGACTACGTCATTTCTGAGTGGATGGAAGAAAACGAGATTGCTATAGAATCTGGCATTAAAGTGGAAATGGCAGAATCCTTCATGGAAGGTCTTAAAACACTATTCGCAGAGCACAACGTAGAAATTGATGAAGAATCAGTAGATGTTGTAGCTGCTCTTGAAGAGCGTGCTTCTGAATTAGAAGAAAAAACAAATGAACTAATCAATGAAAACATTCTACTTGCTAAAATGGTTTCTGAGTTAGAAGCTCAACAAGTGTTTAATGAAGTTTCTGAAGGTCTTACAGTTTCTCAAAAAGAAAGACTAAAAATACTTTCTGAGAAAATTGATGCAAGCGATCTTGAAGAATATGCTTCTGATCTTTATACTCTTAAGGAATCATTCTTCAAGAAAAAAAATACAGCTGCCTTTCTTGAAGAAGAAACAGATTATGACGCGCCAATTCTCACTGAAGAAAAAACCACAAGAACTGGTTACGCTTCCGTAGACGCTATTGTTAATGCGCTAAATACACGTATACTCAAATAATTATGAAAAAACAATTTTTATAAATAAAACTAGAATAACCAACAATAAGGAGAGACAAAATGAGTCTATCAAATAGAGAATTGGTAACAAAGTGGGGTCCTTTACTTGAGCACCGTGCTTTTTCGCCAATTAAAGATGAACACAAGAAGTCTGTGACTGCTACAATTCTTGAAAACACAGAAAGAGCTCTTATGGAAGATCGCACAGGCGCTTCTATGACATCTCTTCTGTTGGAAACACCAACAAACGCGGCCGGAACTGGAGGTTTTAGCAGCTCAGCAGCCTCTGCTGGTCCAGTAGCTGGTTACGACCCAGTACTTATTAGCTTAGTTCGTCGTGCAATGCCTAACCTCATTGCTTATGACATTGCTGGTGTTCAGCCAATGACAGGACCAACTGGTCTTATCTTCGCAATGCGTTCTAAGTATAACGCCATGTCTGGTAACACTTCTACAGAAGCATTCTATAACGAAGCAAACACCGCGTTTTCTGGTACGGGTACACCAAATACCGCCGGTCTTCCAGTAAACGCAAACTATGGCACCGGTATGAATACCGCTGATGCAGAAGCTCTCGGTTCTATTCCAGGAACTAACGACTTCGCAGAAATGGCGTTCTCAATCGAGAAAGTAACTGTAGCTGCTAAGAGCCGCGCGCTAAAAGCAGAATACACCACTGAACTTGCACAAGATCTAAAAGCAGTTCATGGTCTAGATGCTGAAACTGAGCTTGCAAACATTCTTTCATCTGAAATTCTCGTTGAAATCAACCGTGAAGTTGTTCGCACAATCTATAATACCTCAGTTGTTGGTGCTGCTTCTACAGCAAACCCTGGTACTTTTGACCTTGATGTTGACGCAAACGGACGTTGGTCAGTTGAGAAGTTCAAGGGGCTTATGTTCCAAATTGAAACAGAAGCTAACGCGATCGCAAAAGCAACCCGTAGAGGGAAGGGTAACATCGTTATCTGCTCCTCAGACGTAGCTTCTGCTCTTCAGATGGCCGGTGTTCTCGATTACACTCCAGCTTTGAACAGCAACGCTCTTAACGTAGATGATACAGGTAATACATTCGCGGGCGTTCTTAACGGACGTTACCGTGTT